CTTGACCAGCAGCAATAGCCGCATTAGCCGCAGTCATATCCTCTGTAGTCCAGAAGTCCTTAGCAACCATAATCTCAAGATGTTCAACATTCCTGTCTACGCAATCCTGCTTATCTGCTGCATCATCATCAGCCATAGCCTCACCAGCAATGATAGCATTGATGAGGTCAACGCTGTGACCCATCGCTGTGTAATGTTGTGCGATTTGTTCTGCTGTTAGTTCGTCCATTAGTTTGTCTCCAGTGCTACAATGCGTGTTTCTAATTGGTCAATCTTTGTTAGTGCTTCCTGCAACGCTGCGGTTAGCAACGGCACAAGTTTGCTTTGGTCAATGCCTTGCATCACTGCATTGCCATCTGCGTCCACCTCATTGTGTGTGCCTGTAACTGCTTCAGGTACAACTGACTGAACTTCGTGTGCTAAGAAACCATCAACAGTTGTGTCAGCATCTACAATAAAGTTAAACCGCTTTGGTGCAAGCTGCTGAACACGGTCTGCTGCGCCTGTCAGTTCAATTACGTTTTCTTTGAGGCGGTAGTCACTTGAAGTTGAATAGGTTGTGCTAGTATTGTTTATTGTAATTTCACCAACAGTTGTTCCATTATATTTGAACCGATTGACTGCGCCACCGCCAGAAACTGTATTGTTATATGTAAAACCAATTTTTGCCGGAGCAGACCAAGTAAGGTTTAAGAAAGCATCATTATAGTCTGGGTCAGTTCCCCAATTTACAAAACCACTTGAGTTAATTGTTTGTCTAGGATTACCATCGCCATCCGACAGCACGATGTTGTTGCTGGATGTGCGGATGTCTAGGCCGCCTTGGTCGCCGTTGTAGCGACCTAAGATAGTGTTTCCGCTACCTGAGGTAACATAATAGCCACTCTCCATACCTACAAATGTATTTCTAGTGTCAGTGGAAGAATACCCTGCTGACCCGCCAATAAAGGTGTTGTAACTATTTGAAGTTTGTGAGTATCCCGCCTGATAACCAACAGCAGTTTGATAACCACCGGTGGTGTTGTTCTGTAGTGCTGAACGGCCTATAGCCGTGTTGTAGCTAGCGGTGGTGTTTGACTGCAATGCGGCACGGCCAATAGCAGTGTTGTAGCTGCCTGTGGTGTTGTAGTAAAAGGTGTCCTTACCCATAGCAACATTATCAAAACCTGTGGTATTAAAATACCCAACACCTTTACCAACAGCAGTGTTGTTTACAGCCGTTGTATTACTATACAAAGCCTGATAGCCTACAGCCGTGTTGTCAGATGCGGTGGTGTTGGAGTAGAGTGCCTCCTGCCCCATAGCAGTATTGCTTCCGCCAGTAGTGTTAAACCGCAGTGCCTGAACACCAAACGCATTGTTGTAAGAGCCAGTCGTTGTGTATCTCAACGCCTCATAGCCCAGTGCGTTGTTTTGCTGGGCAGTTGTTCCTGCGTATGAAGCCCGATATCCCACAGCGGTATTGTAGCTTGCGGTGGTGTTTGACCCTAAAGCCAAATACCCCAAACTAACATTATTTGTTCCAGATGTGTTCTGATACATCGCAGCATAGCCAAGCGCAGTGTTACCAGATGCAGTGTTAGCTTCAAGTGCTTGCTGACCAACTGCCACATTGTCGTTGCCAGTGCTGTTAGCGTACAACGCCGTTCGACCAATGGCTGTATTAGAAGCACCAGTGGTTCCAGTGTAGGATGCCTGATAACCCACTGCTGTGTTGTTGCTGGCGGTGGTGTTTGCCGAAAGTGCAAACCTGCCTACAGCCGTATTGCTTGCACCAGTAGTGTTTGCAGATAGAGCATTACCACCTAAACCTGTGTTGTAATTTCCTGACGTGTTTGCGTCTAACGCAAAAGCACCAACAGCAGTATTCTGTATTCCACCAACATTTGCCGTCAAAGCAAGTGCGCCAACGCCAGTGTTGTTATCACCAGTAGTGTTTGCCGTGAGTGCGGCATCACCTATTGCGGTGTTGTAATTGCCATCAGAAGCAACGCTGTCCAAAGCAGTGTTACCCAACGCCACGTTTTGTGTACCAACAGGATAGTTACCATCCAGTTTGATGGTGCCGCCGTCTACATCAAGGGTCTTATGCTGGTCTGCAAGTTCTCTTGCTCTAGTCATTATACATTCTCCAATGCGGTCAAGCGTGTTTCAATATTAGCCAGACGCTGTTCAGTTGCGGCACCCACAAAGGCAAGCAACTCAGGATAGCGGATGCCAAGCCGTGTGCGTTCAACAGCACCTTCTGGGGCTTCTTCTGCTGTGTCGTAGGTGTCAGTGCGTGTGTAGGCTGCAACGGCTTCTACAGCCTCAATAGCCTCACTAACAAGACGCTGTTCAGTGCGTTCTGGTTGTGCCTCAACAATGACGTTGCCATCTTCATCAAGTTCTTCCTCAACCGCTGGAATAACAACATCCTCATAGACTGCATCAACAGCTTCCACAGCCTCAACAGCCGGAACCTCTGTCTGTGTTTCCCACCAAGTGCTGCTAATGAAGAACGCATAGTCACCAGCGTCCAAGCCAGCGGCAGTCATAGCTGCTTGAACATCCTGTGCGATTACGCCAGCGTGTGTTCTTGCTGCGTCGCCTTTCTCAGTAACTGCGCTGTTCCACTTAAAGGTCTTGAACAGTGCGCTGATAGCTTTAGCGGCTGTGATTTCAGCATCAGTCAGAGTTGCGATTTGCTGCTTTTCGTTAGCGTCAGATGTTTGGATAGTGCCATTGGTGGCATAGATGTCGTCAAAGCGACCGGACGAAAAACCTAAATCCACAACATTGTCTGTGTAAGTTGTGCCGCCGGTTGTTGGAAGTAACGAGCCACCACCAGAGCCAGAACCTGTTAACCCAGCCGAACCTAAACCGATATAAGCCTCCCCTGAAGTTCTTGCCCCAATACTACCCACAGCGGTGCCGTCCTTGCGGAACACTGCAATGTCGCCATCGTTGGCCTGTCTGTTTAACTGTAGCGGGGCGGCTCGACGTGAAACAAAGGCAGTACCACTTGCAGCACCACCGATTGATGCACCTATAAATGTTGTAGTTGCACCACCATCACTTTCATCATAGCCACCATCAGCAGTAGTCGTCCCCACCAGCACGTTGCCGCTGCTGTCGATGCGCATACGTTCTGTGTTGTTTGTGCCAAACTGAATGAAACTGTTTTGAACATTCCACACAGACATTCCATTTCCAGTTGCCCAGCCAACGTAAGCTCTGTCTGTTCCAGCTAATGCCCCAAAGTAATAATTACCGCCAGTAAGCAATGCATTTCCAGTGGCCGTCACAGTGCCAGTGACATCCACGCCTGTGCTGGTGGTGGCTAGTTTAACGGCGTTGTCGTAGTATAGCTTTACGTCAGCGTCAGCGTTAAACTGTGCGCAGGTTTCGCCAGTATACTTTGAAATAATAACGCCGGGGTCGCTGCGAAGATATAATCTGCCACTGCCAGTGTCATCAATAATGCTATTCGACCCATCGTGATAAATCTGCAAGTCCTGAGAAGCACCTAGCTGTATCTTCTCATTGTCACCTAATGACAAGGCAGTAGCAGCAGTAAACGTGCCGTAGGCTACAATATCAACAACATCGCTTGTTGTAGCAGCAGTAGCAAGAGTTACGTCTGTACCGTTAGTAGCTGTAAAATCACTGGTAACAGTCAGCTTTGCACCATTCAAATAAACATCCACATAGCCAGCATCATAAGTTGCAGGGAATACTGTGGTGCTTCCTGTGTATGTGCCAGATGCTGTGCCTACCACATAGTTGTAGCGATTAGATGTGCCATTTACTGATGAACCGGCGTTCACAAAACCGCCAGAACCGTACACCTTCATAACGTCATTAGTTGTATCAAACCATAAATCGCCAAGAGTAGGTGATGATGGTGCTGTTGCGCTAACAAAATAGGTATCACCAAAGTTGTTAATGCTGGCAATGCTGTTTGCTGCATTAACGACTGAGGTTATGTTTGTACCAACAGTGTTTACGTTGCTAATTGAACCAGCAACAGTACCAATATTAGCAGTGTTTCCAGAAACGGTGGTAACATCACCTGAGATACCAGCAACAGTTGTTACGTTAGCGGCAATGCCAGAAACAGTATCAATGTTTGTTTGCTGTGCGGCTGTAGGTGTTAGCTGTTTCCAAGTTGTATTACCAAGGTCATAGACCTTCATCACATTATCAGTGGTGTTAAAATATAAATCGCCGTCAGTCAGCGCATTGCCATCTAAGTCCGTTGTCGGGTCTGATGCCAAAGAACCTAGATATTGGTCTGTGAATGTATCTAATGCTGCTTCCGCTGCGGCTTGTGCATTGGATGCTGCTGTCGCGCTGTTACCTGCATTTGTCGCGCTTGTTGCGGCGTTAGAAGCTGATGTTGCGGCATTTGTTTCACTTGTTGAGGCATTGCTTGCGCTTGTGCTTGCGGCTGATGCTGAAGCCGCCGCAGCCGTTGCGCTGCTTGTTGCGCTTGAAGCCGCCGTTGTTGCCGATGCTGCATCTACCAATAAATCCCATTTTGCGCTGTCAGTATTGGTTGTTAGTGGCTGTGAACCGCTAGATGTGTGCGCTGTGTTAGCAATAAAAATATTGTTTGTGCTTGTGTCTTTTACCAGGTCACGGACAGCATAAGTTGTTCCTGTTCCCCAGTTACCCTTAAATGTCCCTAGTTCTTGCGTAACACTAATCTCACCATTGCTGTCAAAGGCAAGGATTTTGTCTGCACGGTCAGCCGCACCAACAGTAAACTCTGTTGAAGTCATTGTATTTGTACGGGATAGCTTGATAGAACGGTCTAGTTCTTCTTGTACCTCTTGCACAAAGAATGTCAGCTTATCCAGGGCATCTTCATGCGCTTCGGCTGGGAACGGGTCATTCGGCGTATAGTCCGTTGTCTGTGTCTGGGCTGACTCGCGCCGTAGCACAACTGTTTTGCCTGTGGCTGGCGCTGTGACAAACGTAATCGTGCCGCCACCAGCATTACCTACACCAGATACAGTGTAGTTTGTGGTGATGGTCTGGACGGTTTCAGTAGCTGTGGCGTTATCGCGCAGAATTACTGCAATATCGTCCTCGTCAAAAATCTTGAACGTGTACGAAAACGCAACGGTGCTGCTATCACCCGCGTAGCTATTTTTAGTTGTGGTACTGCTAACTGTCATGTCAAACTCCTAGCATATATATACAGCATTTTTACCTGTTGCGAAAGGTTGTGTTATTCCGGCAAACTTTCCACCGTTTCAAGCCCAGCCTTTGCCACCTCAATCATCGTCAGATAAAGCTGGTCAATCATCTGGCGTTTTTCTTTGGCACTCATCGGCCCCGCGTGAACAAGCCTTATCGTCTTGTTTATGTTAGACAAAGTATCTCTGAAGCCTAAAAGCGGTATTAAGTTCAAGTCAGTATCACTAAGCACTCCCCGCGCTTCTGCCATGCGTCCTTCTTTTTGTAGCTTTTCAATGGTAGCCATGCGACCACCAATCTTCTCATATTTGCGGTAAAAGTCCTCTATGTATTGGGAACTGCCCGTTGGTTTACGCACTAAAAAGGCACGAATAACAGGCAAGTCCTCAAGCGTCTTCTCTGGTTTGGTCGGCTGAACCACAAGCCCAGAATCAATTAAGGCTTTGTCAGCGGCCTCTACGGCGTATCTACCTAGAGTTCCAGTCCAAGAACTTATAAGGTGGTCAATCTTTTGCGGGCTAGAAGGGCCATAGCCAAATGTTATTTCATTGATAAGTTTTCCTAAGGTTTTGGCCGTGGCGCTAGTGTACTGGTCATACTGAAACTCAGGCAGCATGTTTTCCATACCGCGCGACACAATCGGACGGTCTGTGAAAAAGTTTTTGTTTGCCCAAAACTCAAGACTTGGTTTAGCAAAGTCAGGTATTGGCCCCATAGATAAAACCGAGTCTTTAGCAAAGTCTCCAAAAAACTTACCTAAATGCCCAGGGTCTTTGTCTTCAACAAAATCCATCATACGTTCAGCGCCAGTGCCAAACAAAAGACCAAGTTCAAACGGCTTCGGAATGCGCCAAACAGTATAGTCCTCTGGTTCGTTCACCGTTCCATCGCCAGTTATAACAATCCAAAATAAATCTTTTTGCCATCTAGGGAGTTGTTTGTAACGTGGGTCGTCATGGTTTTTGTACCAAAGCAACATGCTTGGAAGTGTAATATATGCAAATATTTTGGCTGACGTTTGTGCTGGACGCTTTTGAAACGCCTCATATATCTTTGCGTAACCTTGGACACGCGCATTGAAGAACGCGGAAATCATGTTCCACCCTTGCATTTGCGTACCCATCTTTGAAAAGTCGATAGTAATGTCACGGCTTTCAAATCCAGCACGTTCCATAATGTCTCTATCAGTCAGCTTCTTTTGCTTTTTTAGTTGGTTTACAGCAAGGCTGTACTGGCCTATACGCCCAGAACTTTCAAATAATTCTGATGCAGCACGAAGCGCCTCCATTGGGTTTGTTATTACATTTCTAACATTCCCTGATGTGAGGTACTTTTGCATGTCTTGCCTAAAATAATTTCTGTCAAAGCTAACAAGCATTGACTGCATTGCGCCTGATTTTGTCCAGTCTTTATACAGTTCTGTCTTGTTGACCATGTGCCAGAAACCCATAGCGTTGTGGTAAAATGGAACAAAACCACGGTCGCTAAAAATAGCTGCTGACAGGGCATCTCTGGCTAGGTTTCTTGCCATAAAGTCTGGGGCAAGCGTTGCGCCAGCGCGTAACAATCTTGATGGAGTGCCAAGGAACTTTAACAGCATGTTAGATTGGTATCGGTTCATGTCAGTTAAGGCTTGGGCAATGTCGTTCCCAACCTCCCAGACTTCACGCTTTCCGTTTCTAAATACAGCTATTTCGCTTTTACTTACCACCTGTCCATTCCGGCGAAACACAGTCATTCCGTCAGCATATTCAGGCTTCAGGACACCATCAAAAACAGCATTGAGTTCCTCTGGTGTTATTTTGGTTCCACGGGCTTTAGATACTTTTCGTATCTCAGGGAACGCCTCTGGCAGCGCCTCCACCATTTCAATGAACTTTGTGTAGGCGAAGTTTCGTTCCGCTATGGCAATATGAGACAATGTGTTTAGGTGTATTGTAGTCAGTGGGTCTTGTACCTTTCGCTGGCTACCCTTAAACTTCTTCATAGGGTTGCGCACTGCCTGACTGAAGTTGTCAGATTTCATGCTAACCCTGTCATCCATAACGCGGTTAAACGGAACGTAATCTCTGTTCATTTCCAGCATGGCACTGCGCAACTCAGCAGATATGACACCGCTTTCAAAAAGGTATTGGACACCTCTGTCTTGAAACTCGACTAACTCTCTGAACATTGGTTCGTACTTCGCCCCCAATTCAGCGACTGTCTGGCGGGATGCAGCTATATCGAACCCTGTTTCAAATCCTTGTTCTGTTTTTTCCAACGCACGTTTAGCAACCGCATAAGCAGTAAAGTCTTTTATTTCTCTCTCTGTCTTTAATGGTTCAAGCACTTTCATCAGACTTTTGCCATTGATTTCTAATGTTTTGAAATCAAGCGTTCCGTGCTGCAAAAAGTGCATGCCGCGACCAATCATGCCAGGCTGAAGCCGCATTTGTTCATAAGGCGTCATAGTTGTCTCAAACTTACCACCTTGTTCTTCAAAGTTTCTAACAGCGCGTAGTACAGGATGAAGCCTGTCTATAAACTGCGTAGTAAATAAAGCCCTAACGTCAGACATGGCTTCGCGTGGTTTTGGTGCTTCAAACTGCACATTTTCCAAAACCTTGCCGACTGCTTCTGTAGTAGGGATTTCTTTTGGGGCAGCATCCGTCCTTGCTGCTTCAGCCGCAGCCCTTGGTTCAATCCCACTTTCCCGCAAAGTGTTATATCTTTCTGTATTTATAATCTCACTGCGGATGTTTACGATGTCTTCTGGTCGCACTTCGTACAATACATCTGGCGTTTCTCGTTTGGGGTTTGAACCTTCTTTAAACGGCTGTATTGCTTCTGTAGGTTCAATCGGGTCTCTAAACCTTTCTATGTTTTTGCTGGCTAAGTCTTCTTGCATGCGTGGGTTTAATTCAACCTGTTGCACAACCTCTACTGTAGACTTATCGGTTTTTTTCATGCGTTCCGTGAACATACGTTTAGCTTTTGCGCCGCCTTCAAAACCGCCAAATGTTCCGAGAACTAAAGCTGTGTTAATAAGTTCATCTGATGTCGGCATCTTCTGTTCAAGCGCAGCACCTACGCCAGTAAAAGCTGCATATTGGGTAGCATACTTCCCTGTAAGGCTGCTTACGCCAAGCCACCCAGGGGCAGCAACACCAACACCAAGATTAAGGCCAGACTTCATGCCCTCCTTAAACCCGTGGTCTACAAAAGAGTTCCACCAGTCGTTCCAGTTACTTGTCTCTCCGCGAGAAAGGGCATCAATATACATTGACTTGATGCTTTCATTTACAAACCCTGCCGTGAAAGCGCCAGCAAACACATTTCCTCCGGTCGCGGTTGAACCCGCTACAGCCGAAGGTATGAAGACAGGCATATCAGCGCCAATATTGGTCATAGTTTCAAACCAGCGTTCAATATGTCCAGTATCTTCTGGTTCTGGTGACAATGCTTTTGAAGCATCGTACCCAATTTCACCTTTTGAGTGGTATTGCAAAGCCAGGTTGATTGTTGATTTCCCTAAACCGCGTTCCCAATACTCGCCCCATTCGGCTTTTTCACCAACTGCCCACTGCTTAGTCTCTTTAAATACGTCGCGCCAATAGGCCTCCATCTCTCTTGTAGATGAAACGGGAAGCCCAAACTCACTCTCCATAAACTCAGACGGGTCTTGAAGCAAATCGTCAGATGGTAGTTCGGCTGTTGTGGCTGGCTTTGGAGTAGACGACTGCGATGGCTTGCCAAACTCTGACGCAATTTCCTCAACGCTAAATCCGGCAGCAGATAACAAATTAAGCTGTTCTTGGCGATACTTTTCTACTTCATCGTCCGTAAACCCAGCAGCTTGCATTTCAAGCATATCTTGATAAACGGTCACTGACTATTGCCCCCTGCTATCAAAGCTGACCATTTTGGGAAATTAGGGCCAGTTTTCCATTGAATGAAAGCATCAGAGTTGCGGTACTCATCCAAAGACTGCCCCTTTTTGCGTGGTGGTGGGCCAAACTGCGCAGCATTAGGAATTTGGTTTGTTCTTGCCAAATCTTCTGCCATTTCTTTCATTATTTCTTGCGTGGTCGGTGTCCAGTTTTCGTCTGGGTTTATGATAAAATCTGGGTGACGTGGATTAAGAAGGTTTATAGGGTCTTTCCCTTCCGCAATACCATTAAAGAAACGCTGTTCCATCTGAACTGTGAAATCATAATATCTAGCATCGCCTTGTAAATTAAGTTTTGCAAACGCAGGATTGCCAATAATCTTATCTTTGTAGCCTTCGGTGAACTTTCTAAACCGCGCATTATTTCTAATGTAGGCAGCGTTCTCATCTGTATCAGCTTCGTTGCGCTTTCTTTCGATGTATGTATTAAAGCTGGCAACGTCCTTATCTGCTAACTCATTTCCCTGACGCTGTAGCAAACTTTTACCTCCAGCGCGACGAACTTCATCCGTATCTGTAGACAAGACAAACTTTTGGTCTAACCGAGTGATTTCGCCACCCCAAATTTTTTGTTGTGTTTCTCTGTAAATACTTGGCTTGCTGTCAGTTAGTATTTCGCCCCTAGCCCTACGACCAGCCAAGTCAATTAACTGGCTTCTCATAGACTCTCCGTTAGTACCTTTAAACTCCATCTCTTGTATTTGAGATATGGCAAGTTCACTGTTTCTATATATTTTCTGTATTGCGTCTTGGTACATTGCTTCGTTGTTGTCTACTTCTTGTTTGTCGGCAACTTTGCGCTTGTAGTCAGCAGTGCTTCTTGCAATCTGCAACCTTTCTTGCCACGCCCTTTCAACTCTGACTTTTTGTTCTTTAGACAAGGTTTCCCATTCGGCTGCTAAAGAAGTATCAGCGCCAAAATCACCACTTCTGGCGGCAGCAATCCTGTCTTCTACAAGTTCAACAGTATCAAAACTTGTATTGCCAATATTATCTATAGGCACATAAGAAGCAAACCTAGCTACCTGTTGGTTATCTAACTCTGTCTCCCTGCTTTTTATTAGCTGGCGTAGAACGCTTTTTTCCGGCGCTTGCAAGGGCAAGTCTGGTATGTTTTTTTCTATGCTAACTAAGTCTGCTTTAGAGGCATTGGCAATTTGATTTTGCACCCCATCTCTAATGTTATTAGTTCTGATGTTCTGTATTTCTTTTTCGACATTTACGAGGTTGTACCGAGAAGGCAGACCTTGGGCATCTGCGTTTTTCGACAAATATCTTAAAGCATCTGCCTTGAAATCAAACAAACTGTCAGAAGCGGAGGTTGTGCGAAGCCCCTCCAAGCCCTTTGAGACTACCTCATCATGCGCAACGCCAGACTTTACTCTCCCCCTGTTGTAAGCCTGTTGTTTAGCTTGAAGTTGTTTTTCCAGAAACATTTTTTCTAGGCCTTGCTTTACAATAGCAGACCTTCTTTTGCCATACCCCTTGGCATCAATATCAGAGAGTATCTTGGTTTTTATTTCCTCAAAATTTGTTGCGGCAGTTTCCACATCCGTTGATGTGTCTTTAAATATTGATGTTGTTACAGTGTCAAAAGCAGCCCCGTATTCCTCGCTTGCAATGCGAGTATCTTCACGCTTTTGTTCAGCCATTCCAAACTGAAAAGCAACATCACCAGCAGCCCCAGCCAAAGATGCTAAAGCGCGGCCTGGCGCTTCAAAAACACTACTTTGTGCGCGTGGGCTAAGTGGGCCGGTTGCTAACTGAACTGATGGGCCTTGGCCTTGATTATATACAGGTATCTTAGGCATTATTACCCCGCTAATAATTGTGCAGCTTGTGAACCGCCTTGCAACAATGACTGATATGAAGCTGTCTTGAGGGCTGATGAACGCGCACGGCCTTCAGCACGGGCAAGCGCCGCTTCAGATGCTTTTGCTGTAGCCTCTATATCTCCAGCGTACTGTATACGAAGCGCGTCCATTTCCGTATTGAAGTATGCGTCTGATATTGCCTGTGCTGGACTTCCAGATAATTGCACTCCTGAAGCCGCCGTAGAAACAATCTGAGTACCAACAAGCCGGTCAGAATTGTGACGTAAGTTTGCTTCCTCGTCCACTTTGGCACGGCGCAAAATAACCGCTTCATTTTCGGCAACTTGTGCGTTGAACTCAGCAGTTTGCTTGGCAGCTTTTGCCGCAGCTTGGTTGCCCTTGAAACCAAGAAAACCGGAACCTCCCGCCGCAAGTGCAGCCATAGTAATAGGGTCCATCACATCACCCTTGCCATGCGATAGTAGTTACTACCGTCTGGCCCAAATTTATACATAACACCTTCATCTTCAAACCCCATCCATCTGGCAAATCTAATCGCCTCTGGGTCGCCCGTGTGAATACTAGCTTGCACACGGTGTAAATTCGTTGTTGCCAGTATACTACTAAACAGTGTCTTAGCATACCTAGCTAGTGACAGCTTCCATTTCGGCGCATGCTTGGACAGGATTACCCAGCCCTCGCCAACACCATCCCACATCTCATGTATGCCGCCGACAGCCACTACATCATCATCGCCCATCACAGCATAGCCGATAACTTGCTTGCCGTTGTCAAACGCAGCCCGCATGCTTTCTGGAAACTCAAAGTCAGTCTCAATGCTATTAACAAGGCTAGAGTTGAATGGCACAATCCTAAGCATCGAAAGTGTTTGACCTCCGCATGATAGCCAACACAGTCATAGGCAATGGCTGTGACTGCCGCACAATAACCCGTGCATCTGTTTCGTACCCTGATGGGAAGTAAATCTCTTTGTCGCCTGTAAACAACGGCACGGCTTGGTTCATAGCCATGCTGCTATCACGAAATGGCAGCCTGTCTAGGTTGTTGAGGTCTGGCCCCAACTCTGCGCCGACTGTCTTAAAGAACCGCGCAGTCACGCCATGAATACGCTTAATCTTACCTTGGGCAATGCCGTCGTCAGCACCAGCCTCTAGCCGCAGCGTCTCAATGGTAGACGTGTATCCATAGCCTAAATGTACCTTAGATGCTGAACGGTCTAGTGTGACCCGCCCACCCGATACAACTTTGTCAGCATGTGTAGAACCGTCAGCTAGGATGGAAACAGTCTCACCCTCTAAATGATTTAGTCCACTAATGGTGGTTGTAGCTGAACCGTCATATGTCAAACCGCTGTCTAAGTAGAATGCATCCTCAACATCATCGCCAAACTCAATAGTCTTTAGATATTCAACATGGCGCACAGTAGCGCCGTCTATAGTACGCTTCACGGATATATACACTTGGTCTTCTGCGCCAGATGGGATAGCCGTAACACTCTCAACAATGCCGCTGCCACCAATGTCGTGGTCATGCCAGCCGATAGCTGCATTAGCGCGGTCGTATGTTAGCCCAATCAACCGTCCATCATTATGGACAAACCACACAATAAGTTCTGGTTCCTGTTGCCACACCATGTCAATCAAGCCGCCACGCGGAATATGGTCAGCCAGGATGGTTAAGTCGATGCCCAGCAATCCATCAGTGTCCAAGTCAAAGGTAATCTCCTTTACCTTCTCTTGCCCCTTCTGGATAAGGATGGTGCTGTTGCCAGCCCGTAGCGGTCTTACCTCTGAACAACCGAATGTCGTCTCACGCAGCACGTTTACGTTTGTTGGCGTAACTGGCGTAGCGCCTGTGCCGCCCGATAGCGTAAATTCTGCGCTTGTAGTCAAGATTTGCAAGAAACGCGCTGGAAGCAAATGCCGGATAACATTCACCTTGTCTGATGCAATCGTCAGGTTTACTGCGTCGTCATCATTCGTACCAGGCGTGTGGTTCTCAAAGTCTGCACTAACAGAACCAAATACAGTCTGCGGCTGGCCTGTAGTACCAGCAAAGTATAAACGTTGTTCATAGAAGCCTACTGCCTTTGGGTAGCCTTGGTCGCCGCCAAATGCACCTAGTGACCATTTCTTTGTGGCATTGCCAGAACCTACAATGTGGTCAGGCAAGTTGCTATTCCCAAATGAATCTTCTTTTACTATAGCCGTAACCGTTGTTGAGTTTGTGAAAGCAGTTATTTCAACGTAACCTGTAGCATCATGGTCGTAACGCCAATCAACCGAACCATATGTCTCTGTGCCTTCTAGGTGTACTGGCGGTGTGTTCCCAGATGTTTGGGTAGAACCATTTACCTGAGTATACACATGTCCATTATAACGTACAGATACACCACTAGCATAGCTGGTGCTTGCCGCCCACTCATCATGTTCAATTTCAAGCACCTCGCGGAACCTGATGTAACGCCCAACATCCGCTGCGGTAAACAATGCTGCCGATGCTGTAACTGTTACACTTCCAGTCTGGGCTGACGCATATAGGGTTGTTGCTGTGTCGTTCTCGTCAAGGTAAGGCCCATCAACAAAGTCAATGTCAGTCAACGTAAAGCTGGTAGCTGTTGTGCGAGTTAGTTTGGCTGGCGCATGGTCTTTGTGTGCGATGTACAATACATCAGCAGACTGTGCGTGGTTGATTTCAAAGATGTCCGTAACTGAATATGTAGTCGTAACCTCAACAATCTTCGATGCTGTGCCGCCACTTGTGTATGCGTTAAACGCCGTGCTGTCTATACCAGACAATTCAAATGTATTAGCCGTTGTATTCGCTACAGTAAATTCACGGTTATTCAACTCTGTCATGCCAGCAACACCGGATATTAGTACCCTGTCGCCGTTTGTGAATGTGTGTGAAGTAATTGTAACTACGGCAGGGTTTGCTTGTGTAACCGCTGTGATGCTTTGTGCAGCCTCTGTTAGCAAACCGCCATCTTTATAGAAGCGAATATAGTTAGCGCCAAACTCAAGTACATATGCCTGTTCATCGCTGAACTCAAAGTCAATCAATCTAACCTTGCCTCCGTCTTTTGTGCGTCCAGCAAAGTATGTGCCTGGTCTCCGTGTAACGCCGCCCGACGGGTACACAACCATATTGTTTAAGGTCTGGGCAGCTTCATTGTACTTTTGTAAGTCAATGCGGCCTTCTAGCTTTGGGGATATTTCACCAGTGCGAAAGTTGGTGATGATTGTGGATACACGCGCCATGCTTAGAACCTGATGTTGGTGTATGTGTCGGCTTGCGGCTGTTCTGGATAACCTTCCATAGCGTCAATAGACTTGGCTTCTCTTAATCTTTGTTCATACAATGCGTTCATATTTTGCGCGACAGTGCCGCTGCCTGTAATCGCATAAGCTGTCTCAGCGGCTAGGCGATGTGCGATTGCTGAAGAAAGCAGCGAGTCATACTGTTCTGTGTCTTCAATGCGACCAATATATACAATTCTGCATGTGCCTTGGTTTGACAGGATTTTGCGTCCTTCAATCTTATACATGACGTTGCTATCGTAAGCTGCTATGTCGCTATTTACGTTTGAATCCCAGAATGACAGAACCCGTAGGCAGAACGGTTCTGTTGGCAGTGTGTACTGGTAAGTAAACCCGAAAGCTGGTGTTGCAGTGTCTTGCGCCAGTTCTGCCCGTGTTACCGCCGTATTCCAAGGGTGTGCGCGTAGCACAGCATCCCGCACCAGTTCATAGTTACGGTTACACAATCTAGCTTCTTTTGAGTTTTGCGTAAGAGATGTGATGGTTGCTGCGCCAAGCAAGTCTAAGGCTTCGTTACAAATATCAACAACTGATGGCATGGTTTACCAACCTTTCAACTCTAATTAGCACACCGAGGCTTAAATTATTTTCGCCGCCTTTAAACGGCCCACGTTTCCTATATGCTTCTCTGGCTATCGTCTTCAGTTTCTCTGTTGGTAATAATACCACAGTTTCATCATCAAGTACGAATGCCCAATGTGTCGCCATTGTTGTGGCTATGCCACTTGGCTTGTTCCTACAAGAAAACTCCACAAACACATTCCCAGTTCGTGAAGCTACAAAATCCCTTTTCACCTCTATGGTGTTGCCACTTAATATGTCGCCTAGCCACCTCTCAGCTATTTGACCAACTTCTAAATCCCAGCGGAAATCGCCGCACGGTTTCATCATATCGCCCTCCAGCATGATGGGTTGTATGGGGGCGGCGAACCGCCCCCACATTATTTAGTCTACAACGTAGAGAACTGTCAGTTCAATCGTTCCTGTAGCGGCTGCGCCAGTCAAGGTAACTGTGACTGGATAGCCTTCATCGTCGGCATCAATTTCGATACCTGAACCAAGTGCCAGTGTAGCAGCAATGTCTGCTTTAGCGGCGCTTGCTGATGAAGCTGCGGCCTTGAACTCATCTGCGTCCAAAGCAACAGTTGTGCCGTCAGCGTTTGCGTAAGCACCATGACCTACAGACAACTGAGTTGATGCACCAAGCGCGTCATGCGCCAGTGAACCTGTCAGAATCCGTGCGCCGTCTGGGAGACGGAACATTTCAATGACATCATCAGCCGGTAGGGCAGACGCTTCGTAAACACCATGTGCAACACGAACCCGACCACCCATTTCGTTGGTCTTGTTCATTACTACAGGGGTTGCGCGTGAATTAGTGCGCTGTGTTGAGTATACAGTAGCCATTTCACATCACTCCCTTAAGCAGCTTCGTCGCAGTCAATCTGGACGACTTTTTCTTCTTCCATACGGGTAGAACCGATTGACATGCAATAGTACACCTGAGTCGCATAACCTTTGTCGTTACGCTCGTCAATGCGCGCCATTACGTCACGGCCTACTGCCAATGCAAGACCATCCTCTGCCCATGCAAAGCATGAACGGATGTCACCAGATTTAGCTAGACGATTGGTTACAATGAAGTTGAAGCCCATGAACTGATTGACTTCACCCTGAACAAGTGCCTTCACAGTGTTGAAGTCGCTTGAGGTGACGTTTGTGTCAGCCAAGAGTGCTTCAATCTGGTCAGGGCCACATGCAAGGTAGCGTGGGATAGATGGGTCAACATCTGACAGGTCAAGAATCTTCTTAGCCTGACGCAACTTTGCAAGTGACATGTCAGCACCACCGTTAGCAATTTGCTGTGCGGCTGGCAGGGCTGTTGAGGTTGAACCAGTTTCACCAGTAAATGCTGTGCCAAGTGCAGCGGCGATGATTTCATCGTCCATTGCGCGGCCCATGGCTGCTGCCGCTGCCATTGCATATGCTGATGTTGGGTCAATAAGCATGCGTACTTTGTCCTGGTCATCAATCAGGTCTGCATACTCATAGTCTACGAGTGACACCCGACGACGTGCGTGTGGGGTATCAATCTGTGGTGTGTCGGCATGGCGAGTTGTGCGCTTCTGCGCTGTTGCCTTACCAACCTGGTCAAAGAAGGCATTTTTACCAGTCATATTCTCTACGCGCACCGCATCACGCAGACGGGAACCCATCTGCTGCGATAGCATCTGCACGTTTGCAGAATACTGCTGGACAAATGCCGTGGTTACTTGGGTTGACATATCTTGTCACTCCTTCTTTACACGGGGTTACATTTGAACGCTTTTCGGTGCGCTACCCTTACGGACACTCCTGGTCTTTTCAGCCGACTTAAGGCCACCATCTTTCTGGTCGTCATCAGGACGAGTTGCCTCGCTACCCTGCATCACCCACTCGAAGTAAGTATCTGCGAGTAAGTGTGGCTTGAGTACATCACGACCGCTACCGAACTCGACAGCTAATCGTAGGCATTCAAGCCGAATATCTGTGATGGTCAGTTCCTCATCCATGTAACTGTTCCATCAAATGTTGCATACGTTCCACAGCTTTCTGTCTCGCAATCGGGTTCTTTCTATCCCAATAAGCATGAGACTTGTCATTCATAATGGCATCAATCTCAGCTTGCGCTGTAGCCGGTGTCATTACGCTTGACTGTGACATTTCTGCAACAGTGTCTTCACTGGTCACAGATTGCCTGAAATCTGCGATTTTTGCAAATGCTTTAATAAACTCAGCGTTGTCGCCCAGCTTTGAACCATCTGCTAAAGTGATGTTAAACATCTCAGGGTCTGCAAACTCTTGTGCCACTCGCGCAGCCGCTTCAACCTTTTGGTCAAAAGCCCTACCCCATTCTTGCCGTAATGACTGCACAGTTTGTTCCTTGGCAACCTCAGCTAATTCAAGAGACTGCGCACCTTCCTGTTCAACTGTGCTTCGGTAGTAATCAAGAATACCTTTGGCTTGGTCGGGTGTTAAGCGCAGTTTGTGCGCAACATCTGCGTAATTTGCTGCTAATTCTTCAGTAATTACGTTTCCATCAACATCAAAACCATAATCATTTGGTGTCTCTGGACGGCCTAGACGGTCGTAAATGCGGTCTAAGTCTTCATCTGTTGGGTTGACTGGAACTGCTATCTTGTCAGCACCAATCAATCTTTGCGCGTTCACATATGAACGGGCTAGGTTTTCAACATCCTTGATAGGCGAAATGCTAGGATGCTGGCGTAGTTCTTCTGGTATCATGTTTAGAAACTCGTTACCAGACCCGCCTGACGCTACTTCTGATGGGGTTTCCATCATAGACGCAGCTTCCGGCTGGGCTACCTGTTCGGCGTTTTCCAATGACATGTTTACTCCTCTTTCATCATATTGTGGATATGAAGGATAACAGCACGTTTCCCTTCCTCGAATGCTGTGGCATTGGCATCGCCAGCCACATAACTAGAAGCACGATAATTACACCGTGCCTCTAAATCAGCTAACACTTTAACTGAACTCTCGCTGTTAAATGTTTGTCTGTAAAGGTCTTTTAGCTTTTCAATCTCAGGTGTCACTTACTAACCATCCTGGACGCTTGCGCTATCTGGGCTACATTCTGGACATCTTGCTGTTCTTGCATCATCTCCATCTGCGCCTGTTGTTGCGCTGCACGTTCCTCTCTAACCTGTTGAACCTCACGTTCTGACCTCAATGCTGATTTCGGAACGCCTAGTGCATCGGTAACATGCTTTACCAATCCGTCGGCATCAATGTGGTCGCCAACCGGAAGTGATTGTGATAGTGGCATCAATATCTCAAGTGCCTTCATTGTGCTGTTGAGGCTGCTTGATTTTTGCGCACGGGCAAGCGGTGACACATATTCAATATCCACATCACGCCCCTGTAAGATTTCCGGTGGCGGGGCAAGCATGTCTGAACGAAGCATCAAAGCAAATACACGGTCAATCAAAGGCCGTAGCATTTCGTTCATCAATCTGCCCAGCACGGGGCCAATCACCCGCATGCGTTCTTCTTGCCTTTGAACAACCTCTGTCGCTGTCATGTTTGGAGACTGCCCACTAAGAAGCTGGTCAACATAGAAGGCTGAACGGATTGCACCGCGCCGCTGTTCTTCCATGCTTAGACCGATAGGAATGTTAGCGCCTGTGTTTAGCGGCGTAATCATATCGCGTGTACCGCTTCTAAAGAAATTCAATCCCCCAGGCTGCGTACGGATGGGCAAGAGGAAACCATCGTCAGGAACAAGTAAGGGAGGGTCTATTTGTTTCTGCGCAGCTTGGATGATTGTTTTCGACATAAGATTAAGCATCTTAACGTCAGGCAACGCAACCATCGCTGGGGAACGCCCCATTGTCTCACCAGTCGCCTTTAAAAATCGTGGGACAATGTACGGGAACTCTTGGAAACCGCTTTCAGAAAGCAGCCCCTTGGTTTGCATATCAATATAGAACGATGCGAATGGCATGTTCTTATTGTCTCGCTTGTTAGGGTCACGGTTAATACGCGGTACTACAGCGTGTAGGATTTCAATTTCCTCGTCCGGCTTATTCTTGAATATCTTTTGAATGTAGTCCGTCACGTTGTCTATGCCAAACCGTTGCACAGCCTGACGCGCTGGTATTTTGTAAAGACGGAATACTGTGTCTACAATCCCGAATTGGTTTTCTTGCACATAAAACTCAGAGATGTGTCGTGTGCTAAACCGCAGATTACCATCGTCAATCTCAGCAAACATGCAGCCTGTGCCAAACACAACCAAGTCCACATACATCTCATGGACTTCAGTTTCAAAATTTGAGTGGCTAAACGCCCTCATCATGCGCTGGCTGGTATCTTGCAGCCACTCACGCACGTCATCGTCACGCCCGATATTCTCGTCTTTCATGTCCAGCATGAACCAAGGCGTAGCACCGCTGGTCAGCATCCCGTGCAAACTAGCAGCAAGCAAGTCAACGGCCTGGAGTGCAGTACCGTCAAAGATAAGTTCCATGCGCTTTTCGCCACGGCTACGCTTACGAACAATATCCGCTTTGCGGGGCAGCATGTAATCAGCTAGTTCCTGATAATGCGTGTCCCAATTATCTCTACGGCCTTTAAGGTATTCGTACCGCTTTACTAAGCCCTTAACGAAATCTTGCATGTATTACCCCAATAATGTAGGTGTGCCGCCACCGACGGTTCCAGTCGGTTCGCCTAAAGCGCCAGCAACAATGGTAGACCCAGCACCTTTACGCTTTCTAGCCCGCATTGTCGCTTCTTCAGCCATTGCCGCTGCGCGTTGTGTATCTTCTTCACCCGCCTGTGCTGGTGGTGGAGGTGGTGGTGGTGCTGGTGGAACATATACTTTTGGCTTCAGAAAAGACATTACTGGCCTCCTGTTGGTGATTTTGCACTAGGCCTTGAGTATGCTACACCGTAGCCTTCCATCAATGTGCCAGCTTGACCAGCGCGTTTACCTTTAGTGCGTCGTGTTCCGCGACTCATAATTGTCTCGTCAGGCACAACTTCCGGCGTTACCTCTGGCGTTATCTCTGGTGTTGTGGCTGGCTTTGGGGCATCACCGAGCATCGCACGGCGTTCCTCTTTGTCCACATTCATAACCACATCGAAAGTTTCAGTAGCTATCTTCTTAACTGGCTTTTCAATAAGTTCTTCAAAAACCTCGCCAACAGGCTTGATAACGGCCTTGACTGGCTTTTCTAGTGGTTCGACAATAGCCTTGTCTACCGCCTTAGCTACAGACTTGACTGGCTTCTCTAATGGTTCAATAATTGCTTTATCAATAGGCTTGATAATATTCTTCTTAGTGAACCGTTCAACTTTTTTAAATGCTTTCTTTACTGAACCCATTTTAATTACCCCACTCATGGAAACCTAGCTTCTGGGTTTCAGTGCGAAGCCAGAATGCTTTGTTATAACCCTTATTAG